TATGAGTTTATTTGCCGTGGCATCCACTACCATCGTATAAACAGAGGTGGCCCTGGTCGAGGTATCGAACCGAATTCATGGTTAGGAACCCCTTGTGTCTTTGTCGATCATTGAGGTACACTGTGTTAGGAACATAGTTTTGATCACAGTGTATACTTAACGTTTTGTTTGCTTTCGCCTTACTATAAAAGAAGGCGAACATTGTTTCGTTATGTCTTATCGTTAAAGACTTTCACGGTAGGAAACCCTATGGTTGAAGTGTGTGATTCGCACGGATACCAGGATCACGTAGAATCGCTAGTGCTAGGCCCAACAAGTAAGTCCTAGTGCGAAGAGCATCCTTCAAGGTCGTTGAGTGTTTCCGACCTTCCTAGTATGGGCTAGTTTCCCATTCATCCTTTCATCGGATTCCATGGAGTTATGTTCTGAACGTTTTTGACTAGTAAGGCTAGACTCGGCTATGTGATTGAAAACATTTCGTTGCCACATTGGCATCCGATTGAATTCTTCCGCCGGCAGGCTTATGCACAAACTACGAACCAGAGTACAATACACATATACACGCTTTTATACGCTAACAATGGTGACTATCGTACGCAAGTTTAAGTATGCAGTGTCTGCCCCAATGGCCGGAAGAACGGAGCCATCGTTGCGCACTTACGCTAAAGTGCAAGCAGCAACACCTTCCAAGGTGTTGGAGAAGTTTTCTGACCTGTCCCTCAAGAATGGGACCAAGAAGGACAAGAAGAAGTTCTTGTCCTTGACATCCACTGACAAGCGTCAGTGGCGTGAGAGTATCCAGCGCGCTCTTGCCTCTTGTAAGAGTAGGCAACATAGGCGCGTGATTGAGACGGGTAGGAAGCCCAAAGGACGCAGTGCCATACAACTGGCACGTGCGCAGAAGTTCGAAATGAACTTCTTTGTGGATCATCTTGATGATTCACCCGTGGAACGGCAGTCCGGTGCCTTAGGCATTGCGGCGGCTGTGACAGCTGGTGTTGCAGCATTGGCTACCCGACGTGCCGCTAAGGGCGTTGCGAGGGCAGCGGACAAGTCATGTGACTTGCTCGATGCTTTGAAAGCTGAGCTTCTTAAGATGCGTGAGCGCCTCGCTGAGATGGGGGGTGCTTTTGCTAACATGATCCTCGCCTGTGTGGTGCTGTGGTTGTTAATCAACCATGGTGCTTCACAGGCACTTGCCGGAGGTATTTTAGCCTTCGGCACCGTCCACTTTCCCATGCTGAGCGGCTTGTTTTCTCGAGTCGCGAAGCAATCTTGCGAGGTGGTACATCAGGATGGTCTTTCGAGTACCATCGCTGATGTCACCACCATCATGACCACATTGTGGCTGCCCAATAACAAGGGTGCCAGCGTTGTTGCAGGAGAGTTCATGAAGAGAGTCAGTCACTTTCCCAGAGCCTCTGAAGGTCTGGAGAAGTTTGTTGAGAAGGTCGTTAAGGTCTTTGAGCAGTTTGTGAATTTCATTCTGAACCGAGGTGATGACGACAAGTTCACCTTTTCCCGCCAGGAGAGTCTGTATGACTTATGGAGGAAGAAGGTAGCTGGCATGCTTAAGGAGTTTGCTGCGGGCACAGATATGCCCATTGAGCGATTGAAGGCCGCCAGAGAGATGGTTGTCGAGGGCCATGGGTTTTTACAGATCATGGCCACGCAGGAGTCTAAGAAAGACCTGCTGTTCTGGATTGAGAAGTTGAGGCTTGCCTTGCAGCCCCATCAGGGGGCGCTGACAGCCTCCACTAATGTGAGACCTATGCCTTGGTGCATCATGATTGCTGGTCCCTCTGGGATCGGCAAGTCCACCATGCTGCGGCTTGTTGGAGCATGCATCTTGTTGCTGTCCGGTGAGTGTAAGGCCAGTGAGGTTCTGTCACATATGTGGCAGAAAGGTACTACTGAGTACTGGAATGGTTACATCGGGCAGAAATGCTTGGTGATGGACGATTGCTTTCAGGTGAAGCCCCAACAGGGTGACAGTGATTCCGAGGCCATGCAGATGATTCGGGCCATTGGTAATTGGTCCTATCCCCTGAACTTCGCTGATGTGGAGAGCAAGGGGCGTTTCTATCTGGATACGCCGCTGATTATTGGGACCACTAACTGCCGCAATATCGCTGCAGAATGGGCCCCATATATCACGTGTCCCGAGGCCTTGGTGAGGCGCTTTCAAGGCGCCTACTGGGCTGAGTTGACAGATGCCTTCAAGAAGGAGAATGGCACTGGCCTGGACTATGATATGTTCACAAGGGCTATGGAGCAGGTGGCTGAGAAGTTGGCCGCCATGGCGAGCACTGGCAGTGCGATAACGCCGCAGGACGTGCTGAATGCACTTCCTTTGGACGCCTGGACGTTGCGAACGCATACGTTCAACTCGAGTGAGATCAGAGGTGAGCAAGTCACCTTGCGGTCAGCTATTGAGCTGGCCGCCCGTGAGATCAGATCGCGCCGTGAAGCGAACAACCGAGAGGTTGGTAATCTGCAGGATGTGTTAGGCATCTTGGAGACTGCCTTGGAGGCGCAATCAGGCGTCAATGTTGAGTCGAATGCAGAGGAACCCAGAGGTGGGTTCACTGAACGAGTGCCGAGCGAAAGCGAGTCCGAGATTGAGGTCATTGACAAGAAGCTCAATGACAATGGCTGGCGCAAAGGCTTATCTGAAGCGGCCGGCTGGGTCAAGGGAGCTATCCTTGAGATCAACCGTTTGCTTTGGAAGGCAACTAAGTTGTTGCCTGGTTCGAAGAATGCGGTCGTGTCCTCCTTTTATGGCATCGCAATGAGAGTGCTCCTTTTCCGTTTCTTGATAACGAGTGTGACTGGTATCGTGAGAGTCCTGTGGGGTGTCATTCAGGCACTTATGGGCATGTTTGGGGTTAAAGAGCCCCAACCATTGGTGGAAGATGCAGACTATCAGAGTAATGCGCCCCCACCTAAGAGTGACACCCTTCCTTTGAAGAAGTGGCACATGCCCCGAGTAGGAGATGAGGAGAGTGAGGCGGAGGCCCAAGTTGGACTGCCGCCCAATGAGCAAGTGCATAAGATAGTGTATGCCAATACCCTGAAGGTCATGGTTCAACAGATGAACAGTTTGACGGGTGAGTATGACGAGGAACATGAGCCCTTGGGCCAGTTTATTGGTCTGGGAGCTGATGTTTACCTATTTCCGCGTCATTTCCTCTCTTCTCTAAGTGAGATCAATGGCATGAGCAAGATGCACTTCACGGACGTGCGTGATGGCACGACGTGTTCCATGGAGGTTGAGCGCTTTCTGAATGGTCACATCATCAAGAGGCGCACGGCAGACATTGCAGCTGTGGCCATGGGACCAACGTTCCCATTGAAGCCTAAGCGCAGGATCTGCCATCTCTTTCTTACAGAGAAGGAGATTTACAACGTGCTGAGATCAAAGCGCGTTGGAGTGAGACTTGATGTGTGCAACATGGAGAAGGATAAGCGCACTGGGAAGTACGCTGCGCAGAAGATCACCCACGTGAGTGACACAGTTGAAGCTGTGGACATTTGCGTAGATGGTCGGCGAGAGCGTGGCCTAGTGCGATATAACGCGCCAACAGTCAAAGGTGACTGCGGCGCGCCACTGAGTCTGTGCGAAAACCGCACGTATGGCGCGCGATGCGTCATGGGTTTCCATGTGGCTGGAAGAGATTCGAAGCTGATTCGACAAGGATTCAGCCAGATTGTATCCCAGGAGATGGCATGGTTTGTTTTCAATGCTATGCGGTCCTGGGACGAGGAAGCCACGAGGGATGAGGCCACAGTGATGGTCTTAGATGATGATGAGCACGCCAGTGCTGCACGCGAGACTGGCCTTGTGGCTGGTTCCATGCAGTACTTAGGGAAGCTTGCCGATCCCGTGTCAATGGGCACGAAGACGAGCATTAAGCCAACCCCTCTTCAGGAGGCACAGGTCTTTGGGCCTGCGCCAAGTGCGCCCGCCGTGCTTGAGACTGTGTATCGGGATGGTGTGCGCATCATCCCTATGGTGCGCGCCTTGGAAGCGTACCAGACCGAAGTGGTCGATGCTGATCCCAAGGAGTTGGAGCCCATAGTGGATCTGGCTATGCAGAAGTTTACTTCTGCTACCAAGGACCACTGTAGGGACGTTCTGACCTTTGAAGAGGCTTTACAGCCTCCTCCTGGGTGGGCGCTTAAGCCTTTGAATAGGAAGAGCAGCCCAGGAGTCAAGTATCGACACTATGTGTCTCCGTCGCTACCAGGTAAGACCTGGTGTCTGGGCCCAGACGGCCCCATCGACTTCACCCGCAAGGGCTTGGAGCCGATACGGCGTGATGTTGAAGACATCATTGCCAAGGCGAAGTTGGGCATCCGCAAGTTCCATCTCTTTGGGGACTTCCTCAAGGATGAATTGCGGACGCTCAAGAAGGTGGCAGAGGTTGCTACCAGGGCCATTTCCAGTGCCCCAATGGACTACACCATTGCTGTGAGAATGTACTTCGGTGCGTTCTTGGCAGCAATGCTGAGTACCTATGTGGCAAATGGGATGGCTCCCGGTATCAACTTCTACCGCGAGTGGTACATGATTGCTGAATCGCTGTTGCACATTGGAGACAAGGTCTTCGATGGTGACTTCAGCCGCTTTGATTCGAGTGAGCAGCCTTGGGTCCACTGTGCGATATTGAGATATATCAATCAGTGGTACGCCAAGAGCCCGGATTGGAAAGAGGAGGATGATCGTGTCAGGGCTATTTTGTGGCTCGACCTCATACATTCCCGCCATCTGTCGGGGACTGGAAATAAGCTGGACACTGTTGTCCAGTGGAACAAGTCCCTGCCAAGTGGCCATCCTTTGACCACCATGGTCAATTCATGCTATTCCCTAGTGACCTTAACCGGTTGCTATGTCAAGGCTACGGGTGATTATGTGGACATGTGGAAGCATGTCTACATCATCACCTTTGGCGATGACAACCTTGTCTCTGTGAGTGACGCAGTTGCCGAAGTCTTTAACCAGGTGACTGTTGCCAAGTTCATGAAGGAGCTTTTCAATCTCACGTATACTTCCGGGAGGAAGGATGCTGAGCTTGAGCCCTATACTACCATTGACAAGGTGACCTTCTTGAAGAGAACCTTCGTCATTGATGACGACAAGCAAGGGAAGCTCATCGACAATGTGCCCAACGTTGGCTGGGTTGCCCCTCT